CGGGATCGCGTGCTGACCAACGATCAGGCGCACGGCGCGATCATCTTCGGATTGCTCAACAATGGGCGCGGCGCCAAGCTGGATCAGGCATCCGCGGACCAGCTCACGGAAGAATACCTTGACGCAATCGAGGAGCTTCCCGCGTGGACGGTACGGGAAGCGTTGCGCAAATGGAATAAGGGCGCCAGCGTGCAGCTCGACCGGAAAAAACCGCATGACTTTACGTGGCGGCCGGCACCCGCGACCTTGGGTAGGTTGGCGCATTTCGAATTGTGGGTCATCAAGGGTCGGATTCAGGAGATGCAGACCGTGCTCGTCGCGGTTCCCCGCATTGAATTTAGTGACGAACATCGCGCCGAGATGCGAGAGAAGTTCGCCGATCTACTCCGGGGCATGCGCGACAAAGTCGCCGTTTCCCCGCCGAATCCAGATCAGGGCAAACAACCGGAATGGTCGAAGGAAGTTCTCGATCCCCACCCCACCGGCGCATACCAGGAGGCGGAAACAGGTTGAGAAGTCCTTATTCTATACGCCTAACTTGAGTTTTAGTGTAGTATGTTTCACCGGACCACCAAGCTTGTTTATACGCCGGTACGGTCATCATAGAGCGGAGATTGTGTGAATATGGATATCGAGGTCGAACTTGAGCACATTCTGCGCCGCGTTCCAGTTTCGAACATGGCGACGCTCGAAGCTTTGAACAGCGATGAAATTCAGGAAGGTTATCGCGACGGGTTCGACGGCGAGCCGTGCGGCGACAACCGTAGCCGATCCTATTGGCATGGCTGGCGCAATGGCATGATCGACAAAGGGCGGCTCAGGCCGGATTGGGCGAGTATGTCGCTCGCACACGAATATGTCGAATCAACCAAGCGTCCAATGTGGGGTGTCAGGTCATCAGGAAGGGAGAGGGCGGGAACATGAGTGAGATGGTTGACCGGATCGCGAAGGCGATTGACGACGCGGCACTTAAGGCGTGGGGCGACGAAGGCGTCGCTTCAGGCTGGGTGAACGCCAGCGGATCAGACCTGGAAAAAGTAAGGCATCTAGCCCGCGCCGCCATCGCCGCAATGCGTGAGCCCACAAGCGAAATGCGAATAGCTGGTGCGCACGTCCAAGATCAGCGACCGTCCGAAGTTGCTGCGGTTTGGCAAGCCATGATCGACGCCGAAAGTAACACCACCGCGAAGGGAAATGAAGCAATGACGAGAGATGAAGCGATTAAAACTGAACTGGAATTTGTCCGAAGGAACGCTCAGGCTTGTGGCGCAGATGGAGGTGTAAGCGAGGCAACATTCTATGAACTCGCAGTGATCAACGTTGACCGCTACGTGACCTTCGGAATGATCAGGCTTGATGAGTCGAAGAGCGCGGCGGCGAAGCTCTGGGAAATCTACACCAACGGACATTCGACAAACGCGGACGACCTGATGAAGGAAATCGAGGAAGCTGGTCTGCGCATCGTCGAAAAGTAAACACCGCGTAATCCTAAACATTCCAGAGCAGGGAAACTGAAAAAATGGCGCATTGCCCACGATTTAATAAATGGGTTCGTGGCTGCAAATTCGAGCCGCGCTACGATCTTGGCCCGGCTGATATATCGAGGTTTATAAGCATAAAGGGCTATGATGTGGAACCGCTTTTGAGTGGTCTGCGCACAAAGACCTACCGCAACGATGTTTGTATTCGCTGTGGAAAACCCTCTATCGCACCGAATGGTGTATCCGCCATTCCAGAGCAGGGGCAATAACACGTGGGACGGGTCAACAGAACCGATATCGATATCGAGACGCTGCTGCTTTGGGCGTTCCGCGACGAACTGTCCAAACGCCAAACCTCAGCGGCGGAGGGCCTATGGGACCATATCGGAGAACTGGGCCAGCGCGGCGGCATGGAGGTTGACCGCGGTCACGGGTCCGCGCAGCGGTATGCCTACATCGGATTGCCCGACCCGGACGCCCTGCTGATCGAAAAGGCTGTAGCCGGGCTCGAGGATTTGGTGATCGACTGGCCGAAAAGCTTCGATGCGATCGCGGGTGACCTGTCCGGCCTGATATCGGTGAACGATATGTCGAAACGGGAATCCCCGGTTCGGATGCCCAAGAGCGGGTGGGGTGCGGCTGGTACGAAAGCCTTGAACGCGTGGTGGGGTGCCGAAGGGACCAGGCCTATCCGCGACCGCCCGCGCGACGTGCTGATGGTTGGCGGGCTGCGTACAGCGGCTCTGGTGACCATGCATGCAGTCAAGGGCACTCGCCCGGACTGGGTGGAGGAATCGCCGCAGCCTATCCCAACGCCCGCCAAGAAGGGCACAAACGCCGCCATCCTCGGGGAGTGCCGTGGTCGGAACCTGTACAGCCTCGGGGCCTGTTGCCCGCTGATTTGGGAACCGTCGCCGCTATCGATCATCTCGAGCCGGGCCGAATATGTTGCATGGCATCATGGCCTGACCACGCTGGCGCGCACGCTGCAAACCGAGAAGTTCAATCCGTTGCCGCCCAAGGTATCCCGCACGCCGTGGCTGGATAGCGCTGAGCCAGAGAACACCGTGATGTCGGTAATGCCGACACCATCAAACCGCGTGGCTGGCTGGGGCACGCTACCGCTTACGCCTTCGCGCGGTCGCAAAGGCCCGCCGCTCAGAACGGCAAAGTTCGGCCCCGTCAGTTATCCACTACGCGAGGCATGCTCTTGACAATCGGGGGCAAATCATTGACAGGGTGGTGATAGTTGGAATTACGCCGCCCCGGAGAAATCCGTCAGGGCGGTTTTTGTTTGGGGATGACAGGTGAGCGCTCTTAAAAACCCCAAACACGAACGATTTTCTCAGAACTTGGCCGCGGGCCTTTCGCTTGCAGACGCCTATGTAGATGCCGGGTTCAAACCGGACCGCGGAAATGCCTCGCGGTTACAGCAGAAAGACAGCGTGTTACAGCGCGTCCAGGAGGTTTTGGACAAACGCGAGCAGATCGAAACCAAGGCCACTGAAAAGGCTATTGAAAAGCTGGCAATCACCAAGGAAGCGGTGCTGTCAGAACTGGCAAAGATCGGCTTCGCGGACATCCGCAAGGCGGTGTCGTGGCGCGGCAACCTGACCCGAGAGACGGATAATCCGGACGGTGGCGATGTTCTTGTCATCCGGGAAATAACCAATCAGCAGGTTCGCCTGATCGATTCAGACCAGATCGACGATGATACCGCGGCCGCGATTGCCGAGGTGCGGCAAAGCCCAACGGGCGGCCTGAGCATCAAGCTTCACGATAAGCGAGCCGCCTTGGTCGATATCGGCAGGCATCTCGGGGCGTTTACGCACAAGGTTGAGTTGACCGGCAAGGACGGCGGCCCGATCGAGACCTTGGAACTATCCGATACGGAAGCCGCAAGACGGATAGCGTTCACACTGGCGAAGGCGACACAGCCGACGACGCATTAGGGGTTTGTCCCAAACGCACGCACCGTAGTCCACGCACCATTTGGGTCGAACTCTATTGGTTCGGTTGTCCCGTCGAAATTCAAAAACTTTGGCGGTCTGTCTTGGTGGGCAATAACTGCGCGCATTTGGTTGGGGACGAGCGCGATTATCTCGCCGGCCTCTGCCACATAAATGACCTTGTTGCCAGCGCGCACAGCCGTAGCTGTCGTTAGCTTTTCCGTCATGCCCGCACGCTCCCTGCTTTGAAGCGCCAACACTACCACAAAATTCAGGAGCCTTAAATGGCCGTAGCCGATAACATCCGGATTCTTACCGAGCTCGGGCCTCATCCCGCCATTGGTCCGCGCAATTTCCCATCTGCCGATAGCGTGCTCGCAAGGTTCTTGGCTGCCAGCACCGCAGAAAGCATCACGGTCCCGGGATCGCTGGCCACGGCTGCGAAGTACGTTCGCATCTCGGCTACCGACGATATCTTCATCAGCTTCACCACGACGGCGACCGTTCCTGGCGATACGGTGGACGGCACGGCGAGCGAGTTGCTGTCCAAATACAAGGGCGAGCACTGGTTCTTCTGTTCCGGCGTGACCACGATCAGCGTGATCTCGGCGGGCACGCCCATCGTTACCGCATCGTTCTACACGGGCTGACATTGTATCGCACCACAGGACTTCTAGCCGCCTTCGGGCGGTTTTTTCATGGGCAATTCCACAGAAACCAGGAGCAAATCATGGCCGACCTTACGAAGCTCAATGCCGCTGTCGCGGATGTCGAGACCAAACTCGATGCCTTGCTCGCCAAGGTGCCTGCGGTCCCTACCGACGATCAGCCGGCTATCGACGCGATCACGGCGCAAGTCGAGGCCATCGCAGCGAAGATTCCCGCGTAACTACCGGGCATCCCGCCCAACTCCATAAGCAATCCAAGCAACAGCAGGAGATTACACTATGGTTGACGTTCTTACCTCGATTCACGGCCGAAAGCTCGGGCTTGACGCCAACGGTAACCTTGTCGTCGGTGACGGCGGCATTATCACCAACAACAACACCACGCCGACCGGCGTTGGCCAATCCGGCACGGTCCCGGCGGGCGCGACCAAAACCCTGACCTCAGCCGACAGCGGCAAGCGTATCCTGCTCGATACCGCGGCGGGCTCGGTCGTCACCTTGCCGGCGGCTACGGGCTCGGGTGTCCGGTTCCCATTCGTCGTGACGGTCATCGCGACCTCGAACAGCCATGTCGTCAAAGTCGCGAACGCATCCGACTTCATGGTCGGCGTGATTCAGGGCGTCTCGGATGATCCCGCGACGATGAAGGGCTGGATTGCGGCGAACTCTGCCACGGTGGCGACCAATTCCGACACCATCACGCTCAACCGCGGAACCACCGGCTCCGTGACCAAGGGCGAGTATGTCACCGTGACCGATATCGCCGCGAATACCTGGCTGGTCGAGGGCGTCATTACCCAGACCGGCACCGAAGCAACGCCATTTTCAGCAGCGGTGTAACATGATGAACCGTGAAAGCGTCGAGCAGCTCCGCGCCAAGCTTCAAGTCGATCTGGCCAACACACTCAACTCAGCCCGCCAGATCGAGGGCGCTATCGCGGCGTGCGACCGTCTGATCGCGGATGATGATGCTGCGATCGCATCGGCCAAGGCGGCAAAAAAAAAGACCAAGTAGCCCGTGTCCCTCACGCTTCTTGAGGAAATCACCCAGAAGCTCGGGGTACTATCGCCAGACGACAAGAAGGCCGTGGTAGCGGATGCGATAGCCGCCACGGCGAATTTCAAATGGATACCCTCACCGGGTCCGCAAACCGACGCCTATTTCAGTCTCGCGGATTGCCTGCTGTACGGTGGAGAGCCGGGCGGCGGCAAGAGTCAGTTACTTCTCGGGTTGGCCTTCAATTGCCATCAGCGCTCGCTTATCATGCGCCGGCAGTACGGGGATCTAGAACGGCTGATCGAGGACGGGCTTAAAATCCATGGTAGCCGGGATGGCTTCAATGGTTCTCCTCCACCCCGTCTGCGTATCGACGACAACAAGATCATCAACTTTCGTGCCGCTCAACGGATAGGAGACGAGCAGGGCACAATGGGGCAAGGCCGGGATTTACTCGGCCTGGATGAGGCAACGCATTTCGCGGAATCGCAAGTCCGGTTCCTGATGGGCTGGGTTCGGTCTGAGGACCCGCAGCAGCGCTGCAGGACTGTTCTGGCGACCAATCCGCCGCTTACGGCCGAAGGGCTGTGGGTGAACAAGATGTTCGCGCCGTGGCTCGATCCGAACCATCCGAACCATCCGAACCATCCTAACCCTGCAAAGCCTGGTGAGTTGCGCTGGGTCGTCTCGGATGAGGATGGCAAGGACGAATGGGTCAACGGACCTGACGATGTCCGGATCGTCAAAGGCAAGATCATCCGGCCCACGTCGCGGACTTACATCCCGTCGTCGGTTAGGGATAACCCGTATTACGCGGCAACTGATTACGAACGCCAGTTGGACTCGCTACCGGAGCCGTATCGTTCGCTGTTGATGGGCGGGTTTAAAACCACGTTCAAGGACGCGGATTTTCAGGTCATCCCGACCGCATGGATTGAGGCCGCTCAGGCCAGATGGAAGCCGGACGGATACAAAGCATTCGCCATGACGGCGATGGCGGTCGATCCGGCCGGCGGCGGGCATGACGCGGAGGAAATAGCTACTCGATACGGCGGCTGGTTTGCTCCCCTGGTCACCGAAAAGGGCGAGAGTACATCCGACCCTGCCAAGGCTTTCGGTCACATCATGGCGACGCGGCGCGATAATGCGCCAGTGGTTGTGGATGTGGGCGGCGGCTACGGCGACAAGATCGTTTTGCGGTTGAAGGATAACAGCGTTCCCTACATCGGGTTTAATGGGGCGGGCAAGGCTCTGGGCAGGGCGCTCGGCAGCAACATACCGTTCGCCAACAAACGTGCCGAAGGGCTGTGGCGCTTCCGTGAGGCGCTTGATCCTGACCAGCAGGGCGGATCGGCCATCGCATTGCCGCCCGATCCTGAATTGAAAGCCGATCTCGCCGCGCCTTGTTACGACGCTCATGCTCTTCAGGTGCGCGGCGTCTACCTGATCGAAAGCAAGGAAGATTTACGGAAGCGGCTTGGTCGGTCAACCGGCAAGGGCGATGCCGTCGTGATGTGCCTCTCCGAAGGAAATGCCGCGGTGAAACGAGCGCAGAACAGTTCTGGGCCGCGGCAGACCACCGCAAATCGCGGATACGAACACTTAAAAACGAGGCGGTGACATGGACCGAAAATTGCGCCACCCAAGCGACAAGCCAATCCGGCGCGACCGCGAAACACGGCTTGGCTTCACGCGACGGCCTCATGACGAACCGTTGACGCCGGGCCTCCGAAGGCGTGAGGGCGCGAGCGCTATCGGGTTTCTCGCGGACATCGCAAATGATCGCGAAGAGGATTGCTCATGACCAGTCTATTCGCGCGGCCGCAAGCGCCCGCAGCGGCACCCGATCCGAAAGCCCCGGCTACAATGCCGGACCCCGATGCGATGGCCGTCATAGAGGCGAAGCGCAAGGCGCAGGCCGACATCATGGGCCGGGCCGGGCGGACCTCAACCATTCTCAGCCCGCCAAAGGATCGCGGCGGGGACTATTCGTCTACGTCTCTGGGTGCCGGCAGCTAAATGGCCAACGCGCGCGTTCAAGAGCTTGTCAAGCAGGGTGACAGGCTGTTCGCAAAGCGCGGCTCGCTGTTGTCGCTGTGGCAGACCATGGCCGAGAACTTCTATCCCATCCGGGCCGACTTCACCCAAACCCGTTACGTTGGTTCGGAGTTCGTCACCAACCTGATGACCGGCCGGCCGGTGCTGGCGCATCGCGATCTCGGCAATTCGCTATCCGCCATGCTTCGGCCTCGGGGCACGGCATGGTTCCACGCCCGTACCGGGGATGAGGATATCAATTCAGACGCTACGGCCAAGAAGTGGCTGGACGCCAAGTCCGATGTAATGCGCCGGGCGATGTACGATCAACGGGCTCAGTTCATCCGGGCCACCAAACAAGGCGACAACGACTTCATCGCGTTCGGTCAGACCGTAATCTCGGTTGATCCGAACTTGTACGGCGACGGGATGCTGTACCGCAACTGGCATCTGAAGGATGTCGCGTGGTGCGAGAATTCCGAACTGAATATCGATACGGTTCACCGCAACTGGAATCTGGAAGCCCGCGCGCTGGTCAAGCTGTTTCCCAAGACAGTTTCGCCCAAAGTCCGCGCCATGCTCAAGGATGAGCCGTACCGCGAAATCAAATGCCGGCACATCATCATCCCGGCCGATCAATACGACCTTGAGGTTAAACCAAAGAACCCGTCCCGGTTCCCGTTCGTCTCGCTCTATATCGATACGGAGCACGACACGATCTTGGAGGAGAAGCCCGCCAAGCGGTCGAACTACATCATCCCGCGATGGGTGACGGTTTCGGGTTCGCCCTATGCGTTTTCTCCCGCAACCGTCGTTGCTCTCCCTGATGCAAGGCTGTTGCAGCAGATCACGTTGACGCTATTGGAGGCCGGACAGAAGGCGGTCGATCCTCCACTGAAGGCGGTTGGCGAGTATATTCAAGGGGGCGTCAATACGTTTGCGGGCGGGATCACGTGGGTTGACCCAGAGTATGATGAGCGCACTGGTGCGGCTCTGGAAAGGCTTCAGGGGCCGCCCGGTGACCTATCCTGGGGCGATGGACGCGAGGAGAAGATCGAGAAGATGATATCGGAGGCGTTCTTTCTGAACGTCATCAATCTTCCTGAGGCGTCCCAAGGGGACAAGATGACGGCCTATGAAACCCAGCAGCGGGTTGAGGAGTACATCCGCCGGGCGCTGCCTTTGTTCGAGCCGATGGAGGTCGAATACAACGGCGGGCTGTGCGAGCAGACATGGAACGTGTCGATGGATTTGGGCCTGTTCGGCTCGTTCGAGGACATGCCGGACATCCTGCAGGGTAAGGAAATCAACTGGCAATTCGAAAGCCCGCTGCAGGCCGCGAATGATCGGGTGAAATCCACGGCATTCTCGCAGTCCGCGCAATTGCTGGCACAGGCCGCGCAAATCGATCCGAACGTCCGGTACGATCTGGATATCGATACCGCGTTCCGTGATGCGCTGGGCGGTGTGGCCCCGGCGAAATGGATTGTGGACAAGAAAACCGCAGACGCCAACAAGCAGCAGGCCGCGATGCAACAGCAAGCCGCAGCAGCAGCTCAAGCACTGGCAACCGGCGCTGATGTGGCAACCAAGATGGGAACGGCTGTACAGAGTGCTGGCGATGCCGCACAATCGGTACAACAGGCACGGGCAGGGGTGGCAGCGTGATGAAAATTTATCCGGGAATGGTGACCTTTCTTTCTGAGGCACAATCGGTCGAATTGTCCAACACCATCCAGAGACGAAACGAGTACGAAATTGTAGAGACCGTCTTTAACGCTGATGGCACTCCCACAATGGCGTGGGTTCGGATTTGTGATGACCAAGAAACCACCTGAGCCATGGTCCTCATTCGAGGCCGATGCTCACGACGCCGCGGCAATCCAGGCCCTCGCATCTGGCGTAGCGAATGACGGCCAGCAGAAACACGCGCTGGCGCTGATCATCAACCGCATCTGCGGGACCTACGACATGTCGTTCCGGCCCGGCGATGAACACGCGACCTCGTTCGCGGAAGGCAAGCGGCACGTCGGCAACCAGATCGTTCGCCTGACCAAGCTGGTAGTTAAACCGAAAGCATAGGAGCCTTTATGGCTGAAGTAATCGAACCGGTCGTTCCTCCGGTAACGCCTCCTGTTGTCACGCCTCCGGCGACCATCGTTGATCCTGCCGCGCCGCCGGTCTCCGCTGATCCGCCTGTAGCGCCTCCCACTGGCGATCCGCCCGCCGCGGACTGGCGCACTCGCCTTGCCGGCGACGATGTCGCCTTCGCCAAGACGCTCGGCCGCTATTCCGATGAAGCCGCTTTCGGCAAGGCGCACCGTGCCCTGCAAACCAAGCTATCGTCCGGCGAGTTCAAGAAGGCTCTCCCCGAAGGCGCTACCGCGGAAGAACTCGCGACATGGCGTAAGGAGAACGGCCTGCCTGACAAGCCGGAAGGCTACGTCGAGAAGCTGGAATTGCCCAAGGGCCTTGTGATCGGCGAGGCCGACAAGCCCATCGTGGCAGAGTTCGCCGCCGCCGCTCTGGCCGGCAATGTCGATCCCAAGCAGTTCAATGGCATGGTCGGCAAGTATTACGAAATTCTCGACAAGCAGCGCGCCGCGCAGGAAGATGCCGACGCCGCGTTCAAGACGGAATCCGAAGAGGCCTTGCGCGGCGAATGGCAAGGCGCCGATTTCCGCCGCAACCTGACCGCCGTCAACAATCTGATCGCGACATGGCCGGAAGGTTTGGCAACGAATGTTCTCGCGGCGCGTGGCCCGGACGGCCGCAAGCTGGGCGATAGCCCGAACCTGATCAAGCAGCTTGCTGCCATCGCCGTCGAACTCAATCCGCAATCGACCCTCGTCCCGGCCGGCACGACCGATCCCGGCAAGACGGTACAGGCCGAACTCGACAGCATCCGCGAACTTCGCCGGAATAAGCCGGACGAATACGCCAAGGATGAAAAGAAATACGAGGCTCGAGAAATCGAGCTTCTCGACGCGCAACTGAAAACCCAGAAGCGCGCTGCCGCCTGATTTCGCTCAGCGTGGAGCCCCGGACACCCCGCAAGGCCCCGGAAAGAGACGCAACCAAGCCGCCAACGAAAAGCCCCGCAGCTACCGAACTCGGCTCCTCACGGACACCCCGAGGCCGTTCGCACGCGGACACCCCGATCAGAGGCAACCCCCAACGAAAGGACATCTCTGAAAGGGATACCCCATGTCTGTTGAAGCAGCGGTCGTACAGTACCGCCAAGCATTCGTAGATCAGTTTGAAGGCAAAGCCTCAATCTTCCGAACCATGACCACCAAGGAATCCGTGACCAAGGGCAACCAGGCCACCTTCCTTGTTGCCGGCTCTGGCACCGATACCGCGGTCACCCGCGGCGTCAACGGTCAGATCCCCTACGGCAACCCGACCAACACGCAGGTCACTGCGACGCTGGTCGAGAAGCACGCCCCCTATGAGCTCACTGGCTTCAACGTATTCGCGAGCCAGGGCGATCAGAAGGCGGTGATGCGTTCGGCCTCGATGAACGTGATCAATCGCGACATCGACCTGACCGTGTTGGCCGAGCTCGCCAACGCCACCATTGATACTGGCGCCTACGCTACCGCGTCGGTTGCCATGGTCGAAAAGGCGCTCGGCTATCTCGGCAACAACGACATTCCCATCGAGGAAGAGGACAACATGTTCGGTGTCGTCTCCCAAGGGTTCCTGTCGTACATGCGCCAGACCACCGAGTTCAACAGCGGCGACTATGTCGAGGTCAAGCCGCTCGTTGGTCCGGCTCGCCGCATGTATCGCTGGGCCGGCGTCAACTGGTTCCGCTCGGCGCGCGTGACCGGCGTCGGCACCTCGACCGAGCTTTGTTACATGTTCCACCGCTCAGCCATCGGCTACGCGGTGAACGTCGGCGAGGACTCCATCCACATCGGCTACGACGAAAAGCAGGACCTGTCATGGACGCGGGCCACTGTGTTTCACGGCGCCAAAATCCTGCAGAACACGGGCATCGTGCAAATGAAGCACGACGGTTCCGCGTTCGGCCTGTCATAAGGAAACGGACACATGGCATACGTTGCTGACAATATCTCCCTGTTGCACAACGGGGTTGGCGCTCAAGGCATCCGTATCTTTGTCTACACGGATACCGCCGTCGAGAGCGACGCTACTCTCGTCGGTGCGGGCTACTTCGCGACCGGCGTGACCCTCGGAATGCGGAAGGGTGACATCGTCGATGTCGCTCAGACCGCCACCCCGAAATACAAGCGCTATCAGGTCCTGTCCGTGTCCGGCGCCGCCGCGACCGTGCAGGCCCCGACTGCGATCACTTAAACCACGACGGGCGGGCGGCATGGTGCTGCCCGCCTTTTTCTCTCAAAGGCTTGACATGACCGAACCCACCAAGGCTGCAAAACTTGCCGACCGAAATTTCGGCGTCGCCTCGTTCAAGTTCAACCGCTGGTCGGCTGAATTGGATGAAACCCAAACCATCGACGACGCGCTGTTGCCCGCGTTCTGGGCGAACCTGTCGGCTCAGATCATGGGCCACGACAAGACGCGCGGTCGCGGCGATATCATCGAAGTGCGCAAGCGCGATACCGGGCTTTATGCCGAACTGATCGTGACCGAGATTGGCCCCGGCTATGTCAAGGTCGAGCCGATCCGCGCCTACGAGCCGAAGGTGACGGATGTTCCTGACGATGTGCCGTTCATCACGCGCTGGAACGTCGGCAAGCGGTTGCATGAAGTGCTGCGCAAGGCCGACAACCAGGTCATGACCGGCGGATTCCAGACCAAGGACAAGGCCGTCGAGTGGATCGCCGATCACATGGCCAAGATGAAGGTCGCAGCGTAAGTGACTGCGAAACTGGAACTTTACAACGACGCGCTGCTCAATCTCGGGGAGCGGAAACTTGCGTCGTTGTCAGAGAACCGGGAGCCACGCCGGGCATTGGACGACGCCTACGACAAGGCGGTGGATTACTGCCTTGAGCAGGGCTACTGGAACTTCGCAATGCGGACGGTACAGATCGACTCGTCCGCGAGCGTCGTTCCGACGTTCGGATATAGTTTCGCGTTCGTCAAGCCCGGCGATTTCATTCGCATGTACCGACAGTCGCAATCCGAGCAGCTTGAGCCTCCGCTGCTCGATATCACCGATGAGCCCGGCTACTGGTACGCCAACTGCGATCCGCTTTATGTCAAATACGTTTCCAACGACACGGCTTATGGCAAAGACCTTTCGCTGTGGTCGGAGACGTTCGCCGATTACGTCGCGATGCGGCTTGCGCTCAAGACGTGCAAGCGGATCACGGGCAAGGAACCATCGGACGATCTGGTCAAGGGCGAGAAGAAGGCCCGCATGGATGCGCGAGCCAAGGATGCCATGAACGAGCCGCCCGGTTTTCCTCCGACCGGGACGTGGGTACAGGCGAGGCGAAGCTTTAACTCCGGCTCGCGCCGGGATGACCCGTTCACCTGATGGGAAAGCAACACGCGCCGCTCCTCTCGTTCAATCGCGGGGAGGTCTCACGCTATGCCATGGCCCGCGTCGATGTCGAGCGGATGCGGTTGTCTGCGGAAGAGCAGATCAATTGGGCACCTTGGGTATTAGGCCCGATGATGCTTCGTCCCGGCCTGCAATACTGCGGGGAGATTCGCGCCGATCTTGTGTGCCGGATTCTGCCGTTCATTTTCTCGAATGACGATCTGGCGTTGCTTGAGTTGACCGACACTGGAATGCGCATCTGGACGGTTTCCGGAGATACTGAAACGCTGGTCATAAGGCCGGCGGTATCGACGACGGTCCCGAACGGGACGTTCGGGTCAAGTGTCGGCTGGACATTTGTCGCGACCGGGTCGGGCGCGGTGTCCACCATTTCCGGCGGTGCGCTTCAGATGGCCTCTCCGGTCGCAGGAGGGCTTGCGCAGGCCAAGCGAAGCATCACGATAGCCTCAGGTGACCAAAACGTTCGTCATGGTTTCAGGATCACCATCACGCGAGGCCCGGTCAGGTTTCGGGCCGGGACCTCCGATGGGCTCGACGACTACATCAGCGAAACGACGCTGGACACCGGCATTCATTCGCTCGCGTTTATCCCGACCGGCGGAACGGTTTATCTTCAGGTCGAGACCATCACAGCCCAACTAAAGATCGTGTCGGAAATATCGATCGACACGGCGGGCGCTTTGGTGTTGCCCACGATATGGACCGATGATGACTTGCCGAATGTGCGCTATACGCAGTCCGGCGATATCGTATTCGTCGCCTGTCAGGGCAAGCAGCAAAGGAAGATCGAGCGCAGAGGCGTCAATTCGTGGTCGGTCGCGCTTTACAAATCCGACGACGGACCGTTCCAGAGCTCAAACCCGACCGACATAACGTTCACGCCGGCCGCTATTTCTGGCAATACTACATTGACGGCGAGCCGGGATTATTTCAGGCCGGACCATGTCGGGGCGCTGTTCCGGCTGTTCTCGTCGGGCCAGACCACCAACGACAGCGTCGCGGCTCAGGAAACATTCGGGGCTGCCATTCGCGTTACGGGAGTGGGAGCAGACCGGACCTTCAATCTTGCGATCACGGGGACGTGGGTCGCGTCGATTGTGCTGCAGCGCTCGCTGCTCTCCGACTCCGCAGGATTTACCGACGTTGAGGCGTTCACTTCGAACGTCACCAAGCCCTATACCGACAGTCTCGACAACTCAATCATCTGGTACCGGCTCGGCATCAGGTCGGGAAACTATACCAGCGGAACGGCGGTGCTTGCCCTGACATATGGCGGGGGTGGCGCTGCGGGTATTGCAAGGGTTACGAGCTACGCGTCTCGCACGGTGGCGAATGTCGAAGTCCTGACCGCGTTTTCCAGCTTGACGCCAACGACGGATTGGAGCGAAGGCGATTGGAGCGATCTTGTCGGCTGGCCCTCGGCTTTGAGGTTTCACGATGGCAGGTTGTGGTTTGCGGGACGGGACCGGATTTGGGGCTCGGTCTCGGATGCGTATTACAGTTTCAACATCGATACGGTCGGCGATGCCGGGCCGATCAATCGCTCGGTGGGCTTTGGTCCGGTGGATCGAATTGAATGGCTGCTCGACCTGTCACGATTGATCGTCGGCCGGCAAGGCGCGGAGACTTCGGTCAGGTCAGGCTCGTTCGACCAGCCGTTGACGCCGACGAATTTCACGCTGAAGGATTGTTCGACCCAAGGCTCGGCGCCGATCGCCGCGGTCAAGATCGATACCAGCGGGGTTTTTGTTCAACAGTCCAACCGCAGGGCTTTCGAACTCGGCTTTAGCGTCGAAAGCCAAGACTATAACCCGCACGATTTGACCAGGCTTAATCCGGACATTGGCTTGGAGGGCTTTGTCGATCTTGCGGTGCAGAGACAGCCGGATACCCAACTGCATTTCATCCGCGGCGACGGGCAGGTTGCAGCGTTGCTTCATGACAAGGAGGATTCGGTCGAAGCGTGGTGGCGCGTCGATACCGCTGGCGAGATCGAAAACGTCGCCATCCTTCCCGGGGCGCTGGAAAATCGGGTCTACTACGTCGTGCAGCGCTTTTACGGCAATTCGCCGAAGCGCTTTCTGGAAAAGATGGCCCGCCGCGATCAGTGCTATGGCTTGCCGGAAGGCCGTCTTGCCGACAGCCATGTGATGTATTCGGGCGCGGCAACCACCACGATTGACGGGCTGGATCATGCGGAGGGCCAAGAAGTCGTGGTGTGGGGCTGGAATACGGTCACGCCGTTCACCGCCACCTTGCCGGACGGATCAACACAGATCATCGGCAGGGATTTAGGCGTGTTCACCGTATCGGGTGGGGAGATAGCCGGGCTGTCTAGCGCGGTCACCGATGCGTGTGTCGGGGCGGGCTACTCTGCCACGTTCAAGTCCGCAAAGCTCGCCTACGCGGCCCAGATGGGCACAGCCCTCAATCAAAAGAAGAAGATCGATCGGGTCGGTCTTATCCTCGCAAACACGCATGTGCAGGGCCTTGAATACGGCCAGTCGTTCGATGTGATGGACGCCATGCCCCTGGTTGAAGATGGGGAAAATCTCGACATCAATATCGTCTGGGAAGATTACGACGAACCGCTGATTACTGTCCCCGGGAGTTGGGATACCGACGCGCGATTGCATCTTCGGGCCACGGCACCGCGGCCCGCAATGGTGCTGGCGGCAGTTGTCGATATCACGACACACGAGTGACCAACGTCTTGAGCCTGCCCGTGATCCGTCCGGCAACCCGGGCTGACATCGATCAACTGATATCCGAGCCGTTACCGTATCGTATTCGCGCGTTCGCGGTTGAGGATCACGAGGGCAAGCTGTTGGGAGTGGGCGGGTTTGCCTACCAGCCGCAAGATACCATCGCAGCTTTTGTCCTGAAGGCGCCGGGCGCGGAACGATACAAGGTCGCACTTCACAGAGCCGGGCTGATGGCGATGGCAGAAGCGAAGGCTGCGGGATTTAGACGGGTTGTGGCTTTAGCTGAAAAGACAAATCCGGCCGCGGAACGCTGGCTGGCGCGATTGGGATTCAAGCAAGTCATGGTCGAGGGCGAGAAGGCTTGGGTGTGGGAGGCTTCTAACTGACATGGGGGGCATAACCGCACTAACTACGGCATTGACAGGTCTTAGCGGCGGGCTTCAAGCCGCCGGCACGATCATGGGCGGCAATGCCGCTGCGGATGCCGGCTCGGCCTCGCAGCAGGCGCAATACTTCAAGGCCACGCAAGAGGACATGGCCGCGCAGGAAAGCCGGGCTGCGTCTCAGCGTGAAGCGTTGGACAAGGGGCGGCAGACCACGCTGGTGTTGTCCAAGCTGCAGGCCAATGCCGCTTCTTCAGGTGGCGGGGCGTCCGATCCGGGTGTGCTCAGTCTTGCCGGCGACATTGCGGGCCGTGGCGAATACGAAAGCCTGCTCGATATGTACAAGGGGGAAAACAGGGCTCGCGGGCTGCAGGATGAGGCGATTGGGTCAAGACTGACCGGGGACGCTGCGGCCGCGGAAGGCGATGCGAAACAGAAGGCATCCTATCTGTCGGCTGCGGGCACGCTGATCGGGTCAGCCGGTTCGGCATACAAGATTTATAATTCGGGTTCGAAGAAAGACACTCGCTCACTTGATCAGATCGCATACGGCTAATGGCAGTCCTGCCCGATTCCACAGCCCTTGGTGGCCTGCCATCGGCGAACTCCGGACGGCCGATCGCTACATATGACACGACGGGATACGCGCGCGGCGCGGCTGCGTTCGGGGGTGGTGTTTCGGATATCGGCAAGGGCGTATCGTCCGCGGTCAAGGACGTGCAGGCGGTACAGATCAACGAGAACGCCAGAACCGACGAGCTCGATCACGCGAATGCCAACGCAACGCACCTTATTAATACCAAGCAGATTGACCACGAACTCGCAGACGAAACCGACCCAACCGGGCTGCAAGAAAAATATGCTCCGCGCTATCAAAAGGCTGCGGATGATGCTGCTGCTTATATTACCAATCCGCGCCAGCGCGAATTGTGGACAATCAAAGCCGCACCGACTGTTGCGGGGCATATTTTAGCCGTAACGGACAAAACGGACGAGTTAGAGCAGACCCATGCCATTGCTGGGGCGCTAGATATTCACGCCGCCGCTTTGAAAACAGCGCTGCAGGCAAACGATCCTGCGGCGAGGGCGTCTTTTATTCAGGCCACCAACGATCAAATCTCCGGATTGCAAAAGGCCGGGTACATTGATGCCGTAACAGCGCAGAAGTACCGGACTCAATGGACGCAGGATTATGCCGTTGGCTATGTGCAGATGCGTCCGGCCGAAGAACAGATTAAAATTCTCAGCCCGACTATTCAGGGCCGGGATGCTGTTCTGGATCGCATCGGCGGAGTTGAGAACGCGACCGGCAATCCTGCGGCGCGCAATCCTAACTCCACGGCGATGGGAAACTTTCAGTTTATCGACAAGACGTGGCTCGATACGGTAGAAGCGCATCGTCCGGACTTGTTGAACGGCCGCACCACAAAAGCAGTCCTCGATCTAAGGGCCGATCCGAAACTGTCCCGTGAGATGGCGGGATATCTGACCGACGACAACGCCGCGGTGCTGCGCAATCAGGGCATCGCACCAACGCCGTCAAATCTGTACCTCGCGCATTTTCTCGGCGTTGGTGATGCCGCAAGAGTTCTGAGCGCAAAGCCCGGCACGCCGGTTTCCGATATCGTCAGTCCCGAGGCAGTCGCTGCGAACAAATCTGTTCTGCAAGGAAAGACGGTCGATACGGTTGCCGCGTGGGCCTCTCAAAAGATGGGCGGCTCCCCAAAGGGCAAAGGCGATCTGATCGACTTCATTCCGGAAGATAAACGGGTGGAGATGCTGCATACCGCGACCGAAACGGTAGCAGCCAACGGAATAGACGGGGCGCGCCGGACGCAGTTACAAACACAGCAGATCAAGGACGCATCGGACAGTCGCGAGAATGAGTTACTGAAAGACCTCTACAGCGACACTCCCACGACGACGGCAAAATCCATCGTCAACGATCCTGCCCTGACCCGCGAGGCCAAGGAACGCATGATCGTCAAGGCGCAGCAGGCTTTGACGGACTCGAACTCGAAAGCCGACAAGACGTACGGCCACGGCTTTTATGATGCCTACCAGTTGGTGCATTCCCCGGAAGGGACGCCGGGGCGCATCACCGATCCGACCGAACTTTACAAGCGCGTTGGTCCGAAGGGCGATTTGACCGTTGCCGGCGTCGATAAACTGGTCAATGAAATTCAGTCCCGCAAGTCGCCGGAAGGCGTGGCCGAATCTGAGATGAAGAAACAGTTCTTGGCGAACGCTAAGGCGCAGATCAGCGGAAGCGACGAGGGTCTCCACATCAAAGACCCGAAGGGCGATCTGCTTTATCTGAAGTTCCTCGCATATGCCTTGCCTGCCTATGACGAAGCGCGCAAGGCCGGAAAGTCTGCAGTTCAACTGCTCAATCCTGACAGTCCAGATTATGTCGGCAAGGTCATTACTGCCGAAGGCTCGGGCTTCAAACGTCCGACGGATCAATGGTTCGGCGATGTCGTTCAAGACTCTCCGGTTCACAAGGGCGAGTCGGTGCAATCTTTCGATATCAAAAAGGTGAAGTCTCTCGATGATCTTGTCTCTGCTTATCGTTCTGGAAAAGTTTCGAAGGCGACGGCTGACCAGATGGCGATAGATAATGGTTGGGCGGCAAAACGTGCGCCAGTTGCAGTTTCGGTGAGCCAGTAAATGGCAACCTTACCCGGCGAATCTCAAGACGTGGATCAGCTATTCCCGGCGAAGTCGGTCGATGAATTGTTCCCGGCCCAGGTCGAGCGCGACCGCTACCGCAGGCAGACCCTTGGCACGTCCCCAATTCAGGATTTGATCTTTGGCAACTCCGAGGTCAATCCGGTTGCGCGTGTTCTGGATGCCTTTGGCCAGGGTTTTAAACATGGTTGGGGTGCGGACGATCAGAGCCGGATTTCGAAAGAAGCCGAGGACAGCCTTAAAATCTCCAAAACCTTCGATAGCTGGAACGAGGGACAAAACAGCATCGTCAAGGCGGCCAATGAATCCCTGTTCCGGCCTGCCGCCGTCCAGTTCACAAGAGAGCTGCGCGACGTTGAAGCCATCGGGCGAGGCCTGACGGGAGTGTTCACCGGAGCCCAAGGCGCGGTTGCGCAGATCGGTCAAGAGTTAAGTGGTACGCCCGTTGACAGGGGCCTGAAGGCGATAGGGTTGGACGGCACCGAAAAGCTTGGCAAGGAACTGGCAGCCGCGCCGGAAGCGTTCATGGGCTCGCCGCATCCCACGGGAATGCCGCCGGCACCTTGGAAATATCCGTTAAGCGCTCATGATCTTCCGAAGGCGAACGAGCTAAAGGTGATCGGTGCTGGCGAAGAGGGATACTTCGGAACGGCACCGGGTACGACAAGCGAAGCGCCGGCCGCACCGCTGGCTACGCCAAAACCCGTGACAGGATTCCCAGTCGATCTGTTCATTGAGCCGCGCGAGGCGGGCGCGATGGAAGCCAAGCCTGCAGAGACGCCAGCCCCGGAGGTTAAGGCCGCACCTGTTGAAGCCGAACAACCCGCACCTGGTATCGCGACCGATGTCGCTGGCAAGCTGGTAGCGGCCGGCCGGCCAGAGGCCGAAGCCAATGCATCCGCGCAGATTGTCGCAGCACATTATCAGTCCCGAGCGGAGCGGTTCAATGGCGAGATCGGCACTGCGGAAGCACTGTACAAGGCGGAAGGCGCCGATATTCGATCTGGCGATGGCAAAGCGCCGGTCAGGTCCGAGCCGTTGAAGCCGGAGGGAGATGCCGCCCCGGTTGAAAGCGGCCCAAATCCAACGCTGGATGGCGGCGCGGCCGAGTCGATCGATACCATCCCCGAGTTGAAAACCGCCTTGCGGGGCAGGGCGGCGGCTGATCCGCAAACGTGGTCGCTGTATGAATTTCTCGCCAGCGAAGGCGGGCTGAAGCCGACTGCGGACCTACATTCGATCTTCGGCAACAAGAAGGGTCCGTTCGTTCCGGGGTTTGGTCCATTGCTTCGCCCCGGCGGGCTGACGCTGGATGAGGCCCTGACCCGGGCCAAGGAGCATTCCTACATCCTCGATCCGAACGATATTCAGCACGTCGGACAGGACGCCACGCGGAAGTCAGGTGAACTCACCAAGTCCGTGAACGATCTTCAGGACATGATCGCGGGAGAAAGCCGGGGCCAGCGGAATTACCGTACCGGTCAGGCTCCGAAAGAAGCCAAGGTCAATCTCGAGGAGGAGCGCAACTCTATTCTCGACGCGCTGCACCGCGAGGTAGAGACCGCGACCGGGAAAAGGCAGCACATCGATCCGGCCATTGAGGATCGGGTTGTTGAGATCGTTCAAAAAGAGGGCGGCGACGTGCATTCCGCCTTCGAACGTGCTATCATGGAAGATCACGACCGGCACGAAGGATTGCTAGATGCCCGCAGAAGCGCCCATGGCGAAATCGCAGGCCACGATAATGTCGGCGGATCAGCATCGCGCGCTGGCGAAGAACCTGCTGGCGACCGCGGGCAAGCCCGGGCGACCGAGCAAGAAGAGCGCCAAGCAAATGAGTTCGCATCACGAGATCATGGCGAAGCTGATCGAGCATCGGAATTCGAACTAAACCAGATCAAACGCGGCAAGATCAATCTCCGTGAAGATGCCAAGCCCGTCATAACTCTGTTCAAGGACGCCAACGCCTCGACCTTCATTCACGAAACCGGCCATCAATGGCTGGAAGAACTGATGAAGGATTCCGAGCATCCCAAAGCGCCAGCCGAACTAAAGCAGGACGCGATCACGGTTCTCGACTGGCTGGGCGTCCAGACTGCCGAGCAGATCAAGACCAGCCATCACGAGAAGTTCGCCCGCGGGTTCGAGCGCTACATGATGGAGGGCAAGGCCCCGACGCAGGCCCTTGCCAACGTATTCGCCAAGTTCAAGGATTGGCTGACCCGGATTTACCAGACCGTCACCCGCCTGAAATCGCCCATCAATGACGAAATCCGGGGGGTTTTCGACCGGCTCCTGACCACCAAGCCAGAGGACGTTAAAATCGAGCCGGAAGGCCCAGCAAAGACCTTCGCTGATATCCATGAGGCGGATGCGCTCAATACTCCGCCCGAAATGGCGCATCCGGCGGCAGAGACAATTACCGCCGAACGTGATAGCGTAGCGGCCCGGCACCTCCCCGAGGATCAGAATGCCCGCCTTGAAGATATTAGAGCAAAAGCTGAAAGACTGTCGGCAGGAGATTCAAAACCTGACGGTCATGCAGATGCGACCGGATCAATCCCCGGAGAAGCTGGAAACGCTGAAGCATCTGGAACGGTCGGCACGGGCGGAATTGAAGCTTCGGGTCAAAGCGGTGGAACACCAAAAGTCGCTCGAACAGAAACCCCGGTAAGCGCGCACGACAAGTTCCCCGATAAGGCCGGGAATATCCGGCTCGACAACCTCAACACCACCGAAGAACTCAACCAGATCATCCGGCAGACCGCCGAGGACAACGGCGACTTCCAAAACGTCAGGGGCCCGGTGTCGGATGCCCAGGTATTAGATCTTGCCGAAGCCGCCGGGGTGGACGCCGCCTTCATCGATTCCCGCCAATTAGGGGAAGCTTGGACGGCGCCGCAGATCGTGGCGCTCCGGAGGCTCCTGATCCAGTCCGCACAATCGGTGCATGAACTCGCAGGCAAGGCCGCACAGGGCGCAGAAGCCGATGTGATGGCCTATGCGCAGGCCAAGGCCCGACACCAGCTTATTCAGGAACGAGTTTCCAGCGTCACCGCAGAGGCCGGGCGAGCCCTTCGGGCGTTCCAGTCCAAGTTCACCGATGGCGTGGCGGGCGATGTCAGTGATTTTCTAAAGGAGGCGACGGGTAAGACCCTGTTCCAACTTCAGCAAGAGGCAAAATTCCTCTCAAAGCTGCAAACGCCGCAACAGACCTCGAAGTTTATCACCGACACCTCGAAGGGCACGTTCCGCAACGCAGTTCTGGAATACTACATCAACGCGCTGATTTCAGGTCCGGTCACGCATTCCCGCTATGTCGTCTCGAACGCGATCAACGCGCTTTGGACCCCGCTTGTGGAAGTCCCGATCGCGGCCGGAATTGGCAAGATCAGGGAAATGGGCGGGGCTACCGGCGAGCGGGTCCATTTAGGAGAGGCTGGCGCGCAGCTCTATGGGCTGGTCAAGGGCTCGCGGGATGGACTGAGCGCGGCCATCGAAGCGTTCACCTCCGGAGTGTCTCCGGTTCTGCCGAGCGAAAAGGTCTCACCTCATTTTGCGCAAGCGAATAGGGCAATTCCCGGTAAGCTTGGTGAAGTGCTCAATATCCCGAGTAAGTCGGTGGCTGCGATCCATTCGTTTTTCAAGTCGCTTCGATATGAACAGAACGTTCAAGCCTTGGCTTATCGCACGGCGGCCGAGGAGGGGCTTTCGGGCGATGCTTTCGCCAACCGTGTTTCGGACCTGACGACAAGTCCGACCGAAGCCATGATGGCGGATGCGACCAAGAACGCGCTCAAAGAACTGTATATGTCGCCGACCGATTATCATTCCAGCATCGGGGGACTGGTCAGGTTCACGAATAACTTTCTGCCGGCCAAGATCATCGTTCCCTTCATGAAGATCGGGTCGCAGATCACGCGCAACGCCTTTATTGAGCGAACGCCGCTTGGCTTGCTGGACAAGAAGGTCCGTGCGGATTTGTCGGGCGAGCACGGCGGGGCGCAGATCGATTTTCAGTCCGCCAAGATCGCGGGCGGCGTGGCGCTGATGGGCGCGACCGTTGGCATGATGGCCGAAGGCCTGATGACCGGGGATGGGCCGGAAGAACCTGCCAAGCGCGCCGTGTGGCTGCTGACGCATACCCCGGCATCGATCCAGATCGGGGACATCACGTTCAAATACGGCAACACTGGCCCCTTGGGCATGTTGATGCGGTTTGCCGCAAATACCTACGAGACGGCTGAGCACATGGGTGACAAGGATATGTCGGCGCTGGCCGTGTCATTCTTCGAAGGCTTTTCAAAGTCGGTTCTGGACGAAACGTTTCTCCGTGGTTTTAAAGACGCGCTCGACGCCATGTTTCACCCGAAGGAATATGGCGGCCGCTACATCAAAAGCCAGATCACGAACTGGATTCCGTGGTCGGTCGGCATGTCCCAGGTAGCGCGAAAGATCGATCCGTTCCAGCGAGAGACCAAGGGCATCTGGCAAGCAGCGCAGGCGAAAATTCCGTGGCTGTCGGAACGCTTGATGCCGCGAAGGGATATGTTCGGGGAGCCGATGCCCAACGGTGGATCGATACCCGATTACGCCAGCGATCCTGTCATCAAGGCGATGGACGAATTGCATATCGGCGTGGGGAAAATCGGCAAGAAAATTCGCGGCATCGATCTGACGGAAGAACAATACGACGATCTCGCTAGAGTGGCGGGGCGGATGGCAAAGACCCGATTGAACGCGATGGTCAACATCATCAGCAATCCGAGCGTTCCACCCGCTACCAGAATTGAACTGATCCACAACGTTATCTCAAGCTCGCGGGAATCGGCGCGAACCTTGGTGATGATGCAGAATCCAGGCATCATCAAACAGGCTACCGACGCCAAGACCGCAAAACTCCGCGGCGCGGAAACGGTCCACTAGCACAAAACGACATCGCGACATTCCGACCCGCCCCGTGGCGGGTTTTTCTTTGAGGCAGCACTGAATGGCAATTATCGACCGCCTGGGCAGGACAGTGGACGGAACGGATTCGTCCGCGCGTCCGGCTGACCCCAATCCGGGCCTTGCGATCAAGACGCCGTGCCGCGCCGCCACGACGGCGAATATCACGCTGTCAGGTCTGCAGACCGTTGATGGAATAGTGCTGCTCGATGCCGAGCGGGTGTTGGTCAAGAACCAGACCGATACGATCTTGAACGGCATTTACAATGCCTCATCGGGCAACTGGACAAGAGCGATTGATTTGGACGGCGCGCATGAGATCGTTCGAGGCACGCGCATTCTGGTTACGGGCGGTACAGCCAATGCGCTGAAGGATTTCAGCATCACCTCTGCCGATCCTCTATCGATTGGCACGTCCGGCATCGTCATCACGGAGCTTGCACCAGGTCCCGAGCTTGCTGCCTTGGCCACGCTTTCCACAACCGGCCTGATAGTCCGGGCCGGGGTTACGTCCTACACGACGCGGTCCATTGTTGGCACGACCAATGAAATCACGGTCACGAACGGCAGCGGCGTTTCCGCCAACCCGACGCTCTCGCTTCCGAGCGCTCTGACGTTCACAGGCAAGACCGTTACGGGAGGCACGTTCTCCGGAATCACCCTGACGGCAAGCGACAGCGCTCTTACGCTTCAGGACAATGGCGACGCGACCAAGCAGCTTCAGTTCCAGTTGTCCGGCATTACGACCGCGACGACGCGCACGCTCACGATACCGGACGCCAGCGGGACGCTTGCGCTGACCTCGAATAAACTGTCGGCCTTTGCAGCGACGACATCGGCGGAACTTGCCGGGGTTATTTCGGATGAAACCGGATCAGGGGCGCTGGTCTTTGCCAATACTCCGGCGTTCGTTACGCCTGTTCTTGGCGTCGCAACGGCGACCACCATCAACAAGCTTACGATCACCGCCCCGGCCTCTGCCGCTACACTAACCATTCCAGACGGCGTCACGCTGACCGGCCCGGCATCGTCCGGCACTGTGATGACCTTGGGCAACATCGAGACGGTTACCGGCGCCAAGACGTTCAATAGCGGCAAGCTGATCCTTGCCGGGTCATCGTCCGGCACGACGATCCTGAATGCGGCCGCGGCGGCGGGAAGCACAACGCTGACCCTCCCTGCCGCGACCGACACGCTTGTCGGTAAGGCGACCACCGACACGCTGACGAACAAGACCTATGATACAGCCGGCACTGGTAATTCATTTTCGATCAACGGTGTTGCGGCGACCACCAATACTGGCACTGGCGCGGTTGTGCGGGCAGCTGCCCCAACTTTTACGTCCAGCATCACTGTTGCGACCAATGTTGCCTCCAACACATTCAACAATGTTGTGATCACCGCGCCGGCGTCAACCGCGACGCTTGCTGTCGGCTCTGGAAAGGCAGTCGGCCTGCAAAGCTCCATGAACATTGCGGCGGCGGCGGATGGACAGACTTTCACTTTACCCGCCACAAGCGCCACTATCGCGCGGACGGATGCGGCCCAAACCTTCACTGGCACGCAGACATTTTCGTCCACGATCGCGGGGAATATCTCCGGCAATGCGGCGACCGTAACCACTAACGCTAACTTGACCGGCGACGTTACGAGCGCTGGTAACGCGACCACGATTGGCGCCACCAAAGTCACGTCCGCGATGCTCAATGCCGATGTGTTCTCGACTGCGCATTCGTGGGCCGGACAGCAGACGCTCGTTGCGCCGATTCTGGGTACTCCGGCCTCGGGTGTAGCGTCAAACCTGACGAGTGCCACTGCCGCAGTCGACACGAGCAACACCAACCTTGCGACCAACGCCTATGTTCTCAATCAGGCTGCGTCGGCAACTCCGCTAATTGATGGCTCTGCCACTGTTGGAACATCGACCCGCTTTGCTCGCGCTGATCACGTCCACCCAACCGACACGACACGGGCAGCGTTGGCATCGCCGACTTTCACCGGCACGCCCGCGGCCCCGACTGCAGCGGTAGACACCAACACCACGCAGCTTGCAACTACGGCCATGGTGCTTGCCCAAGCCGCATCCGCGACGCCGCTCATTGATGGAAGCGCGACGGTCGGCACGTCTACACGGTTTGCCAGAGGAGATCACGTACACCCCACGGACACTACGCGGGCTCCGCTGGCGTCGCCTACATTTACGGGTGCGGTCACCGTCACCTCGAATAGCGCATCCTCTCTCGTCATTGGCCCCAACGGGGCAACCAACCCGACCCTTCAAGTTGACGCGTCGGCAGGGTCAGCCGCAAACGGCCTTAAAGTCCGGTCAACGGCTGCGGGCGGAGGTGTGGCGTTTGAAATAACTTCGTCAGGCACTAATGAGTCATTGTTTTTCGACGCCAAGAATGCCGGAACAATCAACTTCGGCCTTGGCTCCACCGGCAACATCAATCTGGGCCGAACCACCGCCGTCACGGGAGGTTTGTCGTGTACAGGTGCCCTCAGCAAAGGCTCTGGCACGTTCCTGATAGATCATCCGCTCGATCCGAAAAACAAAAAACTCTATCACGGCTTTGTCGAAGCTCCGCGCTATGACCTGATCTATCGGGGCAAGATCAAGCTGGCCAAGGGTGTGGCGACGGTTCAAATCGATCCGGCCAGCAACATGACGGATGGCACCTTCGCGGCGCTGACACAGAACGCCGAAGTTGTTTCACTCAACAATCTGTCCGGCTTTGACCGCGTGAAATCGTCCGCGGTCAAGGACGGAAGTTTTCATATTACCTGCGAGAACAGAGCATCGAATGACAACGTTCATTGGGTGGTGATGGCAGAGCGCGCCGACGACTTCATTGTTCACGGTGAGGGCACGCATACCGATGACGCCGGCCGGCTTGTGCCGGAATGGATCGCCGTTCTCGAAGCGGCATGAGACGTAAGACGAAAGCCCCTTAATGACCCAGATCGATCGCCGCTATAGCGTTGCCGAAGGCACCGCGATCAAGGCTCCGTGCCGTGTCGCGACCACTGCGAACATTACACTTGGCGGTTTGCAGACCCTCGACGGCGTGACGGTTGCCGAGCATGATCGCGTGCTGGTCAAGAACCAGACCGATCAGACGCTCAACGGCATCTATGAAGCCTCGACCGGGAACTGGCGGCGCACCAAGGATTTTGACGGCGCCTATGACGTGGTGCAGGGCACGCGGGTTGATGTGGTGTTGGGAACGGTTGGCGGAAGCCGGACCTATTCCGTCACGACGGCCGAGCCTATTGTTTTTGGTTCAAGCAACATCGTCTTTGCTTCCCCTAACGTGCTGGCCGGTCCACCCGGGCTCGATGGCGGGACAATCCAGTTCTTCACCACGCGAGCCCAGGCTATCGGGACGGCGATCAATACCAGCCTGACCCGGATCGTTGTCGATCGCTACGACGCCCTGTCCATATTCAGTCCGCACTACTACAAGCCGGGCACGTCAGGCGGCCCGCTGGCATTTCAGGATAACGGCGGAATCGGCAACTGGTTTGAGCTCGATCTTTCCACCGGCTATGTGAACGGCGCGTGGTGCGGGGTAAGGGGCGGGGACTATACCGCCGACACCGCGGGTTTTGCTCTGATGCGCACCATCGCCCGCGCGACCGGCGCGGCGATGGTATTGCCTAAGGGCGATTTCATGTTGACCGCCGGCATTCTGATCGACTGGAATTATGGTGGCATCGAGGGTGTAACCCCACTCGAAACCCGGATATTTTTCAATGCCGCCACATCCGATCAAACCGTGTTCGAGTATTTCAAATCCGGCGATAACAACGGCGCATCGTTTTGCTACTTGAAAAACCTGTCGATCATTGGCGCTAGCGCGCTACGCAAAAAGGCACTCAGCACCAAAAACACCTCTAACTTCCACATTGAGAATGTGTTTATCCAGAATTGGACCGGCGGTACCGGGGACGGAAGTATTGGCTGGGACCATCGCGGCCGGGAACTAACAAGAGCCGAACGTATCACCATCGCCGCGGATATTTGCCTCGACATCCAGCAGAACCCTGATCGGGCGTTGGTCGGCGGCATCGATTGCGACTTCCTCCATATTACAAATCACTGGCTCCTCGGATTCTCAATGGCGAAGCCGCTCATTCGTCGTGGCGATGCGGTCAACGTCTCATCTTTGCTTATCGAAAGCGGAAGCTGGAATCTCGGTGTGAATGGCTTTGACTCGTTCGACACCACATCCACGCAAAGCTCGTTCGGATTCATATTCCGAAACATCAGATATGAACAGGGCGCCGCCGGATCGGTCATGTTCAAGTTCAACCGGACTTCCGCTTCCCGAGACTGCAAGGTTCGAATCAGAGATTGCGAGACGGGAGGTAGGCTGTTTTACGGGAGAGGCGTCAGGGATGTCACCCTTTCCGGCTGTGAATGTGATGTCATTGGAGATTATGCGGTCGACGCTGACGGTGCCAATTGCCACATCATTACAATCGACGATTGTTTTTGGAACACCGGAAGTCTTGTCAGCCTACCGAGTTTTGCTATTCGCGAAGCGACCGGGACGTTGAATCCTGGCCCAAGCGCGCCCGCGTTGCCGACCAGTGGTCAATTTATCAGCACGACGATAAACCCGGCGGGGGTTGGTACATGGAAGGGCATCAAGTCCAGCAGCAATCAACAGGCGCATGAGTGGGTCGGAACTTTTACTCTTGCTCATCTCGCGTCCATTACCCTTGATCCATTTGCAAAGTATGCGGCGGATCACGGTTTGATCGAGATATCCTCCTCCAATGCAGAGGGCGGCATTGTGCTCTACAGGAGTTCCGGCCTCAACCAAATCGCCGGATCCACCAACTTCTCGGTGACCACCATCCCTTCCAAGCTGTCGGTGATCTTCGTCAATGCGAGCCTCGTGTCCGTGACGAACAGCCTCGGGTCCACGCAAGAGGTTACGGTGCGCGTGCTGCTCTCGGCTCCGTTGTCTTTCTGATGGCCGATCATTGACCTCACGGCGAGATGCCTTGGCGGTCGCCGTAACGCCTCAGACTGCTTAGTACCAGAGCAGATGAAACCAGTGATGAATATCTAAAACGATGTCCCCAATTAACGAATGGATTTTCGAGGGTTCTTAGAGATAATCGCGCCAGAGCTACCGTTAGAATAAGCGCGGCAATGGTCACAACGATGTCAGGTGCGTCAACAATCCTTGGGACTTGCCGGAAGATGGCCCAATGGACAATGGCCAGCACGGCGAGATGTAAGATGTAAACGCCGTAGGCGATCAATCCGAGGCGGACTAAAGGCGGGAGTGTCGTGATCATTTTAATGACGCCCTGCTTTTCAGTAACCGCAATCAGCAGGAAGCAGGCGTACATCAGGGCGATCCACGTATAGCCGAGCGACAGCCATCCAGCGCCGAACAGGGGATTGGCTCTGACGGTCATAACGGCTGAGCCGACGATCAAGATAGCGAGCAAACAATACAGCGCCAGAATGTTGGCAGCTAGCAGAGACAGGATTCGCGGTTGCCGTATCATCCAAGCGGAGATGACGCCAAGCATCAGCGAATCCGCCCTGCATGGCAGCAGCACATAGGCCGCGAACGCGCCGTTCGGAATGAAGAACGTAAAGAGCAGCCGTAAGAGCGGAGCGCATAAAATACAGGCGATGCAAATCCACGGAATTATTCGGGGGCTCGCATAGCGGATGACCAAAGGCAAGACCAGATAGAACTGCTCTTCAACTGCCAGCGACCACGTAACCGCAAGCCATGTTGAGCCGAAACTTCCGGTAACGGGCATCATGATATTCTGGGTGAACGTTGCGTAGGACCAGAGCGGCAGCGGGTTTGCGATCAATACGGCCAGATCACCAACCGGCGTTGCGACCCGAACCAGCGCGAAGAAGATAAGCAGCCAAACCGCATAGAGCGGGATGATCCGGCACGCCCGGCGAATGTAGAAAACAAAAAAGAAGTTTTTGGCCTCTCGGTTGTCCATCAGTATTCCGCCGATCAGAAATCCTGACAGCACGAAAAACAGATCAACGCCGCTCCAAGTGAGCGCCAGATACGGAACGACACCAGTAAACGGGGTACCAGGTTGCACGGTGCAGGCGATGTAGTGCCACACGACCACAAGTAAAATAGCGATGCCTCGCACGCCGTCAATTTCTGGCTTTCTCATGAAGCCGTCCTACCACCGCAACCCTTCC